CCAGGTAGTCATAAACCGCTACGTTCGTCTGCGCGACATCCGGGCCGGCCATGGCTGTATCTCATGCGGCGCACCGTACCGTGGTGCTTACGGAGGTGCTTTCGATGCTGGCCATTACAGATCGACCGGGGCGGCGGTGCAACTGCGCTTTTACCTGCCCAACATCAGATTGCAATGCGTCAAGTGCAATCGGCATTTAGGCGGGAACGCAGTTGAGTATCGGATTGGATTGGTGGCAAGGATAGGCCAGGATGCCGTTGAATCAATCGAATCCATGCAGGGTGAACCCAAGTGGTCAATCGAGTATTTAAAACGCCTGAAGATCGTTTTTACACGTAAGGCCAATCGAATAGAAAAGAGGATTAGCGCATGAAGAGAATTTATATCGCAGGCCCAATGACCGGAATTCATGAGCTGAATTTTCCAGCCTTTCATGCCGCCGCGTCACGCATCCGTGAGATGGGCCATATCGCCATCAATCCCGCAGAGATCAACCCCGACAAGGGCATGAGCTGGAAAGAGTGCATGCGAACCGACATTGCGGCCTTGGTGACATGCGATGCAATTCATTTGCTGGACGGATGGGAAAAAAGCAAGGGTGCAACGCTTGAAGCGCACATTGCCGAACGGCTTGAGTTGGAGGTGTTCGCATGACAAAGCGCGTCTTTGTCCTTCGCTCTGAAGACATTCGCCGCCGCTGTCAGGCTGCCGTGTGGGATGCCGATGAAAACAGCCGTGTCGTGATCAGTGATGAAGCAAAGTCGCGTGATCAGGAAGAAAAGTACCACAGCATGATCGGAGACATTGCGAAGGTGGCGTTATTCATGGGAGGAAAACATCATCAGGACGACTGGAAGAGGTTGTTAGTCGATGCGTTTGCCAAGGTGATGCGCGACGCCGGGACGCCACTACACAATGACGGCAGGGTGATTCCTAGCCTTGATTTTGAGCGCGTTGTACAGCTTGGGATCCAGACCAAAGACTTTTACAAAAAAGAGGCATCACAGTTTATTGAGTACCTTTACTCATATGGGGCTGAATGTGGCGTAGTTTGGTCAGATGCGAAACGGGAGGCTGCATGAACGCCTACAGCGCCACATTCACCCTATCCGATGGCCGCGTGTTTTCCGTGCGCTACCTGCTAGACGCCGATGAACTCGCCGGCTTGCAAGCGGTTGGACTGATTCCATTGGACGCTTGTCAAGTCGTGGGAATGCAGGAAGCAGCCGACAACATTATCGCGCATATCGAGGCACAGAGCTATCTGGCATTCGGCGGGGTGCTGCAATGAGCTACGGTTGTTTTGATCGTGCGCCGCTGAAAACGCGAGTCATGGTTCAAGACGGATGGAACTACATCAGTGACACCCGAACGCCACGGATGGTGATCATTCCCGACCCAATGACCAAGCATTGCAATTACTCGCGCGATGACCTTTACAACGATCCGCAGTGCGTAGGCTGCAAACACAAGGAGGTAAAGCATGAAGGATGAATCTGTAAATAGTTTCCCAACTATCGCCATGGGCCACGGTGTCATTGAAGTTGGCGATGCCCTATGGCACGGCTTACCAGCGCTGTGGTTTGGCAATGATGGTCAAGGTCTTGGATTTGAGCGCGATAGGAACGAGCAAGCAAAAGAAGGGGAAACGCTTGTTGTCTTTACGTTTGCCAACATTCAAGGGCTTGAAGCTATCGAGTTTGCTTGTGCTCGTGTACGAAAGCTCATAGAGGCCAAATCATGACCATGTTTGCACCCGCCCGCTGTCTGCGCAGCCTCAACCACTTATGTGATGTTCTTTGCGCGTCAGTTGCAAATGTGTTGCAGATAAGCAACAGTGTTGTAATTTCGCAACTAAAAAGGTACTCCTGGTGGGTGCTGGGTACGGGTACGCAGAACCGCGGAAATCGACAGTTTTTTAGCTTCCTTAGTTTGTTGTTTATAAGCCACAAATGAACGCAAAACCAGCACAGATGACCTCAAGCGTTCGCATGGGAAGCAAAGCCGGGTGCGCCGAGTTCTTTGATGTGTCATTGCCGACGGTCGAGGCGTGGATTCGCCGTGGCATGCCGGTTGTGCAAAAGGGTGCGAAGGGCGTGGCTTGGGTGATCGACCTCATGGCTGCGGCGCAGTGGCGTTTTGCCGGGCCGACTGACTCAGAGGTTGACCCAGACAGCATGACGCCGACCGACCGCAAGGCTTGGTATGAGGGTGAAACAAAACGGCGCGACCTGCAAATCAGGGACGGCGAGTTGATACCCGCTGCTGATGTGGAGCGCGTGGTGGCCACGGCGTTTGCCGCCATTGCTTCGGATATTCGCGCTATCCCAGACAACTTGGAGCGCAAATACGGCATTGATGGCGCCGTGGCTGAGTCGGTCGAGGCGCTGTTGTATGAGGCTATGGATGCGATGGCTGACCGCTTGTCAAAGCTGGCGCCAGTGGAGACCGCAGAATGACGGCATTTACCAGTGCCACCCCAATCGTGCGGGCGGCTGCGTATGCTTTCAGGCCACCACGGCGCACCAGCGTCAGCCAGGGCGCGACCGACTCGCTGATGATTCGCCAGCCTGGCGGCTTCTCTGGCGCATGGTCTCCAACGGAGACGCCCTACATGATCGAGCCGATGGACATGCTGGCCAGCCGGCGGCATGAATCGGTGTGCTTTGTAGGGCCGGCTCGTACTGGCAAGACGCTTGGTCTTTTGGATGCCTGGTTTTCGCGCAATGTGACTAGCGACCCCGGCGACATGCTGATCGTTCAAATGTCGCAAGAAAAGGCGCGGGAATTCTCAAAAATCCGCATTGACCGCGCTATCCGAAACAGCCCAAAGCTAGCCGACCTCATGAGCGCGCGTGGCCATGATGACAACACCCACGACAAGATGTTCAAGCACGGCATGTGGGTCAAGATCGGATGGCCGTCCGCTACCCAGCTATCCAGCTCGGATTACCGCTATGTCGCTTTGACGGATTACGACCGCATGCCCGACAACATCGACGGCGAGGGGCCGGCCTATGCCTTGGGTCTAAAGCGCACACAGACATTCTTGAGCCGCGGCATGTGCATGGTGGAAAGCAGCCCTGGCCGGGAATACTCAGACCCGCACTGGAAGCCGCAGACACCGCACGAAGCGCCGCCCGCGACCGGCATCATCGGCATTTACAACCGCAGCGACCGGCGCCGTTGGTACTGGCAGTGTCCCGATTGCTACGAGTATTTCGAGGCCGCGCCGGGCTTGGGTTTATTTTCCACGCTGCCAAAAGAAGCCGAGCTGATGGACATGGTGCGTGCGGCCAAGTTGAATGATTTAGCCGATAAGCACGCGCTGGTGGTGTGCCCGCACTGTTCCAGTCTGATCGCGCAAAAGCACAAGCCACACTTGAACCGGATCGAGACCGCGCGCTGGCTGGCTGACGGTCAGACGGTTGACCGGGACGGCGTGGTCCATGGCGAGGCGCCGAGATCCAGCATTGCCGGCTACTGGCTGGGCGGCGTGGCCGCCGCTTACCAAAAGTGGGACAGCATCCTGCTGCGCCACCTGCAGGGCTTGCGTGAGCTGACGCTGTCTGGCTCTGACTTGACGCTCAAAGCCACGATCAACACCGACCAGGGCGCACCCTACCTGCCGCGCCATTTGCTGGCCGACAAGGAAGCGAATCTGGAAGACAGGCTGGAAGACACGCGGCAATATTACGTGCCCGACGAGGCGCGTTTCCTGGTGGCCACCGCCGACGTTCAGGGTGGCACGAATGGCCGCTTTGTTTGCGAAGTCAGGGCCTTTGGCGCGCATCTGGAATCGTGGCTGGTGGACAGGTTTTCGATCAGCACCACGACGCGCAACGGCCAGCCGGCACAGGTTGACCCGGCAAGCTACCCGGAGGACTGGGATTTGCTCACGGAAAAGCTGGTGTCTGCCACCTACAAAACCAGCGGCGCCAACGAGCTGCGGGTTTACCGCATGGGGGTGGACACCGGCGGCGAGGCGGGTGTGACGCACAACGCTTACCTTTGGTATCGCAGGCTTCGCTGTGATGGCTTGTCGAGCCGGGTCATGCTGATCAAGGGCGGCTCGCACCAGCAAGAAAAACCGATGACGCGCGGCACGGCGCGGACAAACGAGGGCCGGCCCATGAAGGACATGCCGGTGTGGCTGGTGAACACCGATTATTTCAAGGACATCGTGGCCGGCTCGCTGCGCCGAAAAACACCCGGACCGGCTTTTTTCCACGCGCCCAAGTGGCTGCCGGAATCGTACTTTGATGAATTGCGCGCCGAGGTGCGCGATGAAAAAGGCAAGTGGAAAAAGATGCGCAAGCGCAATGAGGCACTTGACCTGTGGGTGTACGCGCTGGCCATTTGCGAGGCCTTGGGCTTTGGGCCGAAGGGTCGGGCGACATGGAACAACCCGCCGCCGTGGGCGCTGCCGATTGACGGCGGAGCCAATAGCGAGTTGTGCAGCCCCGGCGAGAGAAGGGCCGAGCGCCAGGCGGTGCAGGCGGTGGTCAGGCGCGCGCCGTCTGACGGCTGGGATTTTGAGCGGCGTGATTGATCAACCCAAAGGGAGCCAACTTGAGCGATGACAACCAGAATGACAACGTGACCCTGTGCCACGACATGGCGTGTATTTTGATTGAGTGCCACCGTGACCGGCAAGGCGACGGCGTGTTTCGCAGCGATGCGAGCCATGCTGATCTGACCGAGCTGGCCGCGCTGCTGGCCCGGCGCCTGGCGCCGCGCATTGGCGGGCGCTACATCCCGAAGCGCGATGTGCGGGCCGAGCGCGACGCCGCTGTGTGGCTGGCCTTTACCGGGCGCAACCAC